ACTCCACCAAAAATACTACCAGAAACAAGTGCATTAAAAATATAACTTCCAGTATCTACATATATTTCATCTTCCTTAATTTCTGATGCAAGTTGGGCATATTCTCCCCCAACCTCTTTTATTAAATCCTTTAAAAAATCCATTATGAGAAAAAATCCTCCAAACTAACTTTTTGTTCAGTCTTCCATCCAATTGCATCAAGAATTGCTTTCAGCGGATCTACGAAACTTTTTTCAAATTGTAGATCATAATCAATATATTTGTCAAGACTAAGTTCTCTAGGAAAATCTGAAATGAATGAAATAATATTTTCGTGAATAATATTCGGTTTTTTTAGATATAAAAATTTAATCTTTTCACCATTATTAATCAATGAATACTTATTTGTAAGTTTCTTTTCCTTTATATAGTGATTAAACAAAAGTGCTCCACGACAATGAATTGGAGTTCCTTTTGCATAAATGTTAGAAGAAGATTCATACTTGCGAATATCAGATGCTGTGCGAGGAAATGCAATCTCTTCAGGAGGAAGTTCTTTAAACTTATCACGGGAATCTGAAATAAACTTAATTACATCTTCTTCCGTTCCACTCATCATTAGTTTAAGTGCATCCTTAATCATTTTCCTGCAGGTGAAGGAGTAGAAGACTTTACTGCTTCAATTCCCATCATTTTGAGTTTAGGTTCATCATAACGAACACCCTCACTATCCCATACATTAAGAATATATCTTTTCTTAGCAGTCCATATTCCACGATCGGCAATATTTTCCCGCTTCATTTGCATTTTTTGCTCATATGCATTGACATACGACGCAAGTTCTTCATAACTGGATTCGATGAACGGTTCAAACTGCTCTTGACATATCTTATCCAAGAGCTCCACAATCTCGTTCTTGTCCCCAACTTTATTATTAAAAAATTTATTAACAAGAGGTCCAAGATTAAGATAAATTGAATCTGTGTCAGATGCGATGACATAATCTACATCTCCAGTTTTTAAAATCTTATTTAGAAACTGATTCATCCTATTTTCAATCCATCGAATTGCAACTTGACCAGAAAGCGTGATTGCTTCGGCATTTGCCAATTTAAAGTATCTAAAAAATTCATTTCCCACACTACCATAAGCAGAATTCAGAGAAATCTTTTTTGCCATTTGAATGTTATTACATCTGGCAATTTCTTTTTCTAGTTCTTTGGATGGAGTTTTTTCATACTGTTGTTTTGCCTCAAGCATTTTTTTCTTGAATACTTTTCTTTCACTGTACATTTTATCCATCAGTTCTGGAAGAAATCCGCGAATATCTTTTCGATACATTGCTCCATTGGGGCATACCGCATAATCTTCATATTCACTAAAATCAATTGATTTTTTAAGAATTTTATCTACAGTTACTGTCGGATGTTTTTGATCAATAAGTGTTTCTGGACTTACATTGAATTGCATTATCAAATGTGGATATAGACTATTCAAGTCAAATGAAACAACCCAATCATAACGACCAGGAATTGGTTCCTTTACATAAGCACCAGCATACTTAGAATTTTTTTCAATTTTTTCTTTCGGAGGAATTACAATATTTCTTTTTTTAAGATAATTGTAGATAATTGTATCCCACATTCTAACTTGAGAAAACACATCACCATAATTTACTTTGGCATCATATGCCATAGTAATTGCCAATTCAATTAACTTCATCTTGTCTTCCAAACGGTCAACAAGTTCCACGTCAATTATGTTATATTCGCAAAATTTTTGCCAACCATTTGTATAAAAATCCTTAAAAGTATCAAACTCAGAGTGATCTAGTTTCTTTTGCCCAAGTTCAACACTTGCAATGTAATCTAATCGATAAGATTCTTGTGCCTTATAAGTAAACTTTTTATAAAGACTCAAATAATCAAGTTGAGTAATTCCACCAACATCATAAGAGATATGACGACGACCAGAAATATATGATTCCCTTTCAGTCACAAGACCCCAAGGAGAAATCCTTTTCATTAATTTTTCACCAAGAACTCTATCAATCCTTCGTACAAGATAAGGAATATCATACAGTTCACTATTCCATCCAGTTACAACTTCTGGAGTATTTTCTTCAATCATCCACCAATGAATAAAATCATTCAACAAATCATATTCATTATCAAATGACTTATAAGTTAGATTATTCTGGTTATTCTTAAATGGTCCTTTACCCCAAGTTCTTATTTGTTTTGTAGAATAATCCTGAATTGTAATCAAAAGAACTTCTTCTGCAGCAGATTCTACATCCGGGAATCCATTTTCAGATGCAACCTCAATATCAATCGTTGATATTTTTATTTTTTTAGTGTCAAACTTAATTTCATCCTCTGGATACTTGTCTGAAATGTACTGATAGATGTATCCAGTATTACCATAAATCTTAAAATTTTCTACGTCTTCATACTTTTTAACAAAGTTTCTACATTCACGAACACATCCTGGTTGAACTGATTCAACATATTCACCTTCCAAAGTTTTATATTTTGTTTTTTTATTTGATGGGACGAAAAGAGTCGGATTGAATTGATCACGAAACATAACGTGCTTTCCATCCTCATATCCGCGAACCAAAAAGTGGTCACCGACCATTTGAACATTGGTGTAAAATCTCATTATTTATCTCTAGATGACGAATACTAGTTTCAAATTTTTCAGTATATATTATAGCATTTTTATTTGCAATTTCCTCAAATGCACTAATGAACATACTGAAATAATGCCAATGATTTTTTGGAATATACTGAGGAGAAAGACAAACAAAAATATGATCAAAATCATAACTATTAAAAGTATAATTTTCTCTCTCTACATTATGATAATTAGGAACAACTTTAGCATTATACTGATTTCTTGATTTATTCCCACTATTTTCATTTCCAATCCAAGTAAAAGAATTTATTTTATTTTTACCCGCCAACCAAGCTGCCCAATTTCCCTCATGAACTCGATTATACTTCAATATTTCATAATATTCTTTTTTAAGAGCTTCTTCTAAAGGTTCTTTAGTAGTATAATCTCCACCAAAAACATCATCATGATGATCAATATTAATTAAATCTATATTATCATATTCAGAAATACTAAAAAGTATGGAGTCGTGTTCATAACCAAAAGAAACACTATTAGTACTTTTTAATGCTTTTAAAAAAACATTGAAACAAAATAGTAAATTTGATTGATTTATATAAAAATGACTTTCTTTAAAGTTTAAGTCTTCATATAACTGATCCCACCTTAATATTGGATTATCATCAAAATGTATACTATTATAAACTTCAATGGAGGGTTCCATTATATAATCAAGATCAATACTTAATACTTTCATTTTTCATTCATTTTTGAGTATTTTTCAATAAGATTTTGATTTGGATCACAGATAGTAAGAATTTTATCAGAATGAATCATAAATTCATTTTGATTAGTATGATCACATAACCAAGATTCTAGAGTAAACCCCAACCCAGTTATTTCGGGATCTTTGATAATAAAAGGTCTTATAATTTTACAATCAGGTTCACCAAGTTCTGAAGGAACTTCTTCAATCTCCCCCAAGAGAATTGTGTTGTTCAGAAGAACTATCACTTTCAAGTTTTCCATTTATTTTTTCCTCATACATTTTTTTAAGCATTGGCACTGGTTCAACTACAGTAGCAACAAAATTTGGACGAACTGGTATTTTTTCTTCAGCAGATAAAACAATCCAAGGAGTCAGAGTAATATGAAATTCAGTTTCAGTATTTTCAATATTTTCAACTAGGATTGGATTTCTTTCACATATTACACTGTGCGGATTATCAAACAAATAACCAACTACATTTTCTTCAGAAATAATTTCCTTTACATCTGCTATTATATGTTCTCCAGTTTTCAATACGGAAAGTTTAATTGTCATTTTTTAGAGTCATTTACTTTTTTTACAGTATTATGAAGATTTTTAAGTGCCTGAATAGTTTCTGGAGTTTCTTCCCAAATCCAAACTTCTTCGTGCCCTTTAGAATCAATTTTTTTACTTTGTTTAGTTCCCATAGATTATTTCAATATATGCCCCATTATACCAAAAAGAAAGAAGGGAGTCAACCTGGATTTTGCCAGGGACTCCCTT